CTGAGAATGAATTATTGAAGAGAAAAAATAATAATTTAAAAAATCATATCACAAAACTCACGGAGATTATCGATGATCATAATGATACCGAATCCTTTGAGGATTGTTTAGCCGTTTAGCCTATCGCTTAAGATGTTCCTGTCTTACAGGGATTAGATAAATAATTTACTTCATTATGTACAAATTCCATTAGTGATTCACCCGCTTCTTCCAATGCTCTCCACATTCTTGAATAATTCCCACATTGCCATTTACCGATATCTGGTAGCTTATCAAATATTTTTTTTTCATATTCTGTTAAATCGCCACCCTGATAATGAATTTGTATATTATTAAACTCCTCAAACTTATGTTTATCTTCATCCTTAATATTATTTGCTACCCAATTATGATAGGATGTAAGTGATTCTTGTGCTTCTGTGATGACCGCATCATGAAAGTCTAAACCGTTCTCAAGATGTTTTAAAATATGTTCTTGTGATACTTCACTCTTATACTCTAAAAATTTTATTTCGTCTTTAGTTAATGTATCTCTATTAAAACTCATAAATGATGATAATATTATTAGAACAAATAATTTTAAATATATTTAAACTCGCTTGTCCTGTCTTTTTTAATATATATATAGTATAATGGTTAATAAAAGTAATAAAAGAAAATATTCTATTAAACCGGAGAAAAGTAATAAAAGTAATAAAAGTAAGAAAAGTAAGAAAAGTAAGAAAAGTAATAAAAGTAATAAAAGTAAGAAAAGTAAGAAAAGAAATGTTTTAAGAAAATCGTGTCGTGTATCATCTGGAAAGGGTCCACCGATAGTAGACAAGACCGATATGCCCGACGGCGATCGAGGTGAGGCTTTGACGCGGGTAGCGGATATACTAATTCAAGAGGGCAAGGCGATGTTAGCAGCCTCGTCCACCGCCTCGGCTCGCTCGAAGTTATACGAGGCAATACGAGTTGCTCCGGGGCACCGAGAACTCGAGATTGCCGATATACTGGTTGACATCGGGATTGCGCGCATGCGGGACGATCCCATTGGGTCTCGGTTAGATTTCCAGACGGCATTAAGACTGGATCCCGATTATGATCTCGCGCACGAATTCCTGGATACGATAAAGATTCGTCTAAGTGTCCCTGAGCGTCGTCTGGCACTGGCAAAAATGGGGATGAGTCGTCTGAATCCCGATATTATGGAGCTGGTCGCGAGTAATCTGTAATAAGTAATAAGTAATAAGTATCTTGCCTCAGATGAACTATAAATAACTTATGGATAATTCATTTGATCATTTTTTATTAGAAAATCTTACCCTTCGTAAATTTAGTCAACACGACAAACAATCTCAGTGTATCATAAAAATGAGATTTTAATGAAAGAAAAAATATTAAAAGAACAAACTTTAGAACTTGAAAATAAAATTGAACAACACAAAAAGAAAAGTTTAAAATTATTAGAAAGAGAAAATAAAGTTTCAGTAAAAGAATCCATTGAAACAATGCAAAATGAACTTTTAAATATATCGGTTTCAATATCACAACTTTTAGATGTTATAAATGAACCAATATTGGAAAGTAGAATTCAACAGATAATACATAAATTAAATGAAATTAAAAATACCAGAGATGAAATTTTAGACCAACCAGTAATTGTAGCCACTGAAGTGATGGCACTGGTTTGATGACCCTTGGCTGTCTCTGAGTATATTCACGAGTATATTCACGAGTATATTCGCGGGTGGTGAAGGCCGATGGATTGGACAAAAAATTAACTAAAAAAATAATTAAATTGTTTTGTAGAAAGGCATAGGTTGTATAGGTTGTTTATTTAAAATGAATATACCTGACCTGATATTTTTCTTGATTGGGTGGTGTGTCAAGTGTTTCGTAGAAAGGGACGATAAGGTATCTTGAACCCTTATCGGTGGAAGATATACATCGGCCCGCTGCGATACGTACCAGATCGGCTCTCGTTATCCTATCTTCGTCTTTAATATCGGCCAACCTCAAAAGCTTAGATGAAACCTTGTATCCCCCCGATGTCGGGTGGATCGGGGAACCCGTACCTTTGTCACCCTTCGTCCCCATAGACCGGTTCTTTGTTCTTAAGAACAATTTTGCTTCTGAGAATCTTTTGAATTCTTTCGGTTCAACGATGTAGTCGTAATCTTCGTCAAGTGTATTGAATTGGTTCTTGGTGATAAACGTACCTTCTCCATCCTGCTCCATCCTGTGTGCCATCTCAGCCAATCCCCGAGATTTACTCTCCCACTCTTGGGCCACAGCGTTAAATTTGGCTGTAGTGAATACTTTGGGTGGTTTATATGTGCGCCATCCTTTGATATTACCCTTTAGGCGACCTGAGTTTTGCGAGGCTTCTTGTTGATTATTACACGTGGAGAGGATACCATAATCCAACACGAAATCCTCAGACATGATACTGATACCGCGACTGATACACGTGTTCCCGGTTATGGCGAACGGAAAGCTACTCAAGCTGTGTTTGGTATACATCTCTTTGATTTTGACGTTGAGCTCGTCGTCCTTCTTATACATGATAAGTTCCTTCGTATAAGGTAGGGTGAGTTGTAAACCATCCCCGTTCACGACAAGTACTGCGAATCCCAAATTTACACAGAAATCCTTGACTTCGTTGTGAGATGCCTTTGTGTACGAAGCGGGTATAAACCACTTGGAACCAGGTGTGATCAACTCTTTTCGCGAATTGAGTACGTGTTCGACAAACGCTGGACCGGTTGAAACGGATTCATCTATCAATGTGATTTGGTTGTCGTTCCAACCATGATATTCATCGGTTGTTGTTTTCTCTATGGGAAACACGTTCATCGCGCCGTACTTCTTAAACAGTTCTTTGGGGGTTGCGGTGATACAATAAAGCTGAACGTTGGGTCTCTCCAACAGAGACTTGAATGTTTCATCAATGAAGCCAGTGGCCTTGTCTGCTTCATCCAACCATACTTTGAACGCGAACTTGTCTCCATTCAGGTCTCGGAGACCCTCGTGTGACAGTTTATCTATGATATCATAGATATCATCTACGCGTACGCCATTGGTACAGCACAGGACATTCCGCACGGGTTCCGTCACCAGGGCACCGGTAACTGCGACAGCGGTGTGATAATTGGTGCGTTTATGTGAAGAGAACTCTAGGTAGATTTCACCGTTCTCTACACGGAACATCCCGAGATCCTTTTTCACCCTTTCACTCGTTTGCTTGGTGAGGAGGAGATTGTTGTCGCATAGGATGATGTTGACTGTCTTCGTTCCCGGGATGGGTTCATTCATGTCAATGACAATCTGGGAGATCATCACGAATGTCTTACCAGACTGCTCGGGTTTGCAGATGAGTGTACACTTGTTCATCCAATTGTCATCCACGATGGATGACATGCTGATATGTGGTTGTGCTGAGATTTGGTTGTGCTGAGATTTGGTTGTGCTGAGTTGTGTTGTTATATGATTGTAAAGATGGTTTCAGGAATGCTTAAATCAAATTTATGAACAACAAAAAATCTCAGTGTATCATGAAATGAGAGAGTTTAAATAATGTTTGTTTGTGGAATCCAGATATGATTATACAAATTCATTCAATGCTTTCCTAAAAGCATCAACATCTTTATTCTGCATTTGCTCCATCGTCAAGTAAAATATCTTGTAATTATCGCTGATTTGTTCTTCTTCATCATCTTCAGCTTCTTCATCATCTTCAGCTTCTTCATCATCTTCAGCTTCTTCATCATCATCTTCTTCTTTAATCCTCTCTTCTTCTTTAATCCTCTCTTCTTCTTTAATCCTCTCTTCTTCTTTAATCCTCTCTTCTTCTTTAATCCTCTCTTCTTCTTTAATCCTCTCTTCTTCTTCTTCTTCTTTAATCCTCTCTTCTTCTTTAATCCTCTCTTCTTCTTCTTCTTCTTCTAATATTTTACCTTCTCTTATTTTTTCATAATGAGAAATCATCTCTGTATATTTATTATTAAGATCTTTAAAATAAGTTTCAACGTTAGATTTATTAATAATCTTAATAATATCTTTGTAAATATTAATGGTATTATCGTAATCTTGAGAGCAAAGTTCGGGTTTATCAATCCATGAAGGTACATCACTCGTCTTCATCAAAATACCTTCTTCAAGATCAATAATAGTTTTAGCTATTTTAAACTCAATATCAAGTGATTCTTTCTTTTTATTGATTCGTTCTAGATATTTAGAATATTTATTCTTATTTTTAATAAGATTATCTGATTTCTTAATTATATGATCAACTGTATTAAATGTGGGCCAATTTGCCCGCTGTTGTACGATATCTTCATTGTTATCCTTTGCTTTCTTGATTTCCTTTTTAGACGGGTAGTAATAATAAGTTAAATCTTCTTCATTAATTTTCCAATGTTTAAATTCTTTAAAGTTCTTATATTTCCCATGAATACCTATAATATCTAGAGTATCACGGTATAGTTGATCATCTTCGTGTTTTTCTAGTTCACATAATTTTATATAATCTTCATTAATAGCCCCTGATAGTTTATCTTTTCTACTTTTCCATTCGCTTTCATATATTTTAGAACATTCTCTCGCCTTTTCTTCAAGTATTTTCAATAAACTTACATTGAATTTAGAAGTATCTTCGGGTATTTCTTTGTTAGTGGTTAATCCGATACATTCATCTACATCTAAATTATCCGACAATTGAATATTTACATATTCAAAAGTAAGATGACATCTCCCCCCTCTCAGTTGACCCGCCTTGAGATTCTCACCGATTGAACCGATATTTCTCAAGGGGTTATGTGTATTGCATAAACGATTATTCCTGTAAAAATCAATGCCTGGGTGTTCTCCTAAATAATCATTTTTAGAAACTACGTTTTTAAGAATATAAACAGATATACACCCGATTCTCAAATTATTAATATTTTCACCCGTTTCTGATTCGGAATCAGAAACAATATCTTCACTATATTTTTCATTATAAAATGTATTTGTATCACTATTCCAATATAAGATATATTCTGTTTTTGTTATAAAATCTCCACAAATAGATTCTTTAGAAGGTATATATCCCTCACCATCGATAATCCCCTTCACCTGCGGAAAGAGATGAAACGCCCTCACAAATTGCTTTTTGAATATATTAGTATCAAAAGTATTATGATATCCTGGTCTGATATTTAATTCAAAATGACTACCGATTTTTTCTTCAGTGTTATCTTTGATTTCAAACTTACCTGTGGGTTGTTGTGTATTATTCTTAATCATATCTATGAAATCGGTTGATAATGTATATTCTTTATCACCAATAAAAGAAGATAAACTAAAATAATTACTAATATTCATTGTAGCTTTATATCCACCTCTCCCAAATTTACCGATTGTCTTGGAACTAATATATTCGTTCCTCAGTCCGAGAGTAAAGAATCTGTGTAATGCTTCTTGCTTCTTAAACCCCATTGGCCCATTATCTGATAATTTTAATATCATCCTGGACTTATCATATGAAATTGAAATAGTATCTGAATCACCCCAACCTATGGAATTATCAATCATCTCAAGTAGAGATGTATAAAATGTGGGACCATCGAGGCGGACATCTTGTATGCGAGATTCAAATGTTTCGGAGTAATCGTAAGAACTTGTCATGTTTGATTTGTTGATTATCTAATAAATAATTTCAAATCAAATTTATTGAGTATTCATAAAAAACTCGGTTATTTATAATTTCTCATTCTAAAATGAAGAGTTCTGAGGCCACGGTTATGATAAAAAATTATATTTATTTATATTTTTTAGTTCATTAATCAGGTAATTATGATTATTGATTATCATCTTTCAAGCAATTCAAAAATTTAGAGTATTTATCTTTTCCGCCGTATTTATCAGGATGATATTTTAATGATAATTTCTTCCATAATTTATGACTATAATTCAATACAATTTCTAAAATATCGTGAG